CCTTCCCCGCCGGCGCTCGGTTGCGAGCAAGCTCGCAATCCCGAACTGCCTCGCTTGGTCAGGCACTTTCTCCCGTTTTGTACCAATCTACATCGACAATAGCTTTATAGTCATATAATTTCCTCACTTTCTTCGTCTGTAGAATCCACGAGGACACTCTACGAGGTTGTTTTTGCTTATCGTAGGACACACCGCCTGCTTGATAGTGTGTTTCGTAGGTTTGCTGCTCAAATCGTCTATAAGCCGTTAAGCGCCCCATATACGTTTTAGATTCATACACATAGTGCGCTAATTTTCGAAAATTAGTATCTAACAAGGAATAATCTTGAGTAAGCAACAATACACGCTTCCCAATACCTTTTCTAATTTGCATGAGCGTTTTCTTCAACACATCAGGAACATCGCTTTTGAGCTTCGCACCGTAAGCTGAATTAGCTTCATCAACAACAATAAGAACCGGAACATCATAGACTTTATAGAAACTGTCAAGTGTTAAAGGTTCATTGACAAGACTTGAAACAATATTAGAAACAATAATACCATCAGGAAATTTCCGCTTAAAATCCAACATTTCCTTTATAGCCGAGAAAGTTTTTCCGCTTCCAGTTTTTCCGGCAATAATATTTACGCTTGCATAATAATTAAATCTATCTACAGTTTTCCTCATTGTGAATCTATCCCAAATCCACATAAAGAACGCAATCAAAAACAAATGAATTGGTATATACATTAAGAACCAGACCCCCTAATAAGATTTATAATCATACGAACCACCCGATATATCAAATAGCCCGTCTCAAAAGTAACAATCGTTGACATCAAAGCCACAAGCTTATCAAGAGCAAAGATGTCTCCAATATACAGAACATCAATATATATAGTGCCATATTCAAATTCAAATTTTGGTATAAACTCAACAATCAAAGAAACCAGAGAAAGAACCAATTTTACAATCAAATCTATTATCATTTAGCTATTTTCTCCTTTTTTTTCCAGATGTAAAAGAAAAATGCCATGGTATACATTGCTTCTAAAAACAATTTAACCATCTGTCTCCAAGCAGACTTGCTCACATAAAACGTATTCAACGTCGATCCGTAATTCAAACCCTTCTGCCCAAGTTCTGTATAGCCTTCATCCGCGATATACAAATGGTCAAATAAAAAGTTCCCAGCTCGCTCAGCACCAGCCCCTACACCATGACCACCTTTAGATACAGGATTAGAGGCTGACAGTTTCTTGTCCATGTAAGACAAAGCCGTTTTAAAGGACTGTTTAACCGCCTTATCGTCATAAATAAAAATCTCCCAGAACTTTTTAAAGAATTCCCCAATAGGTTTGAACAATTTTCCCCAAAAACCCATTTTTTCTTCTTCTTCTTTCTTCTTTTGAGCAATTTTCTTGCGCTCTTCTTTGCCTTTTTCGTATTCTTCCTTTGTAGACCCAAAAGCGCCTGACGAAGCACGAATACGGGCTAATTCATCTGTAAAATCACTAGAAGAAGAAACATCGTCAGGTGTCATTTCTCGCAATTCATCACCGACCTTTTCAACATAACCGACATTGTAAGTGTCTTCAACTCTAGACGGTACATACCAAAAAGATTCTTTTATATCAACATCATTCCCCCAAAGAATATCACCATCTCCAAAATTCCATGAAGACGGACGAGGCATAGGCCCTTCAGCAGTTGCGGTCTTCCACGAGCCATCGCTATACTTACCAACCCTAAAGCGAGCTTTTCCCTCACTACCCGTTTCAGTCATACCGTATTTGCTAAAAAATGGATTAGTATATACTCTATTATCATCTACCAAATCACGACTTTCAACAACATCATTAAACCCTTTAAAGCTTTGATGTCTAATCGGCAAAAAATCATTATACCTCTTTATAAATAAATAGGGTTTGCCTGCCTTCCTATCTCTAGGATTCAAGACATAGATTTTAGACCCTGAATAGGCTACGTAATAATATGGAACAATGTTCCCATCATAAGACGCGACATCATTCTTAAAGATAACCATAGAGCCTTTAGAGCCTAGGTCAATCCTTACATTGTTTCTAGCACCTTTTAAAAGCCTTTTATTGTCGACAAACAGACCACCAGAAAAACCAAGACTATCAACATCACCTTGTTTGTACACCCAATCAAATTCCGAACCATCATAAACTGTATCAGCTTTTACATCTCTAGCACTAGCAAAAAAATACATCATCAAAAAAATAATAGCTAATGCCGTTAAAATTATAAGACCTATACCGATTTCTTCTTCATCAACAAAAACATCAAAACAAATATTTGCTAATGATAAAATAGTGAATAATACAAATAAAATCAAAAATAAATTTTCCATATTTTTCGTCACTGTGTTTCAAACACACCTATTTATAACTTACGTTTCACAAGCTCAATGAGGTGCACTTGGCAGAAATAGCTTTCTATGCTATACCGCTCGAAACTCTCTCCCTTTCTTTTTCTTGCTACGGTCGGAAACAAGTTCCCGAAAGTCTGGCAATTAGTGAAGACTGTTCAAGTTTCCCACAAAGCCCGTGGATAATCAAAGATTACCCACCGTCTTGATCGTGGAAAACTCGAAACTTTGCTTCTCAACTAAAAGACCAGGTCTTTTTCCGTTTTTCCCCCAAAGCTTTGGGGATAATCATAGATTAACCCCAATCTTTTGGGAAAAATCCGGTCTACTACTATACCCCTCGTCATCGTCAAAAAAAAAATCAAAACATCTTTTTCAAAGCGAAATAAGAAAGAATAATCACAAACCCAATAATAAGCATTGGCTGAACCCAATTAGTTGGCGACACCACAGAAGGCTCTTGTTTAAGCTCCGTTAGCGTCTTCTGTTGCTTCTCAACCGCAGACGCCAACTTGTCAAGGCTTGTCTGTAAACCCTGAATATCACTCTTAACTATTGTCTGACCTTCTTCATCTTGTTTCTTGAACCTCTCAAGAAGCGCCGAAACATCATGAGCAGAGGCTTCTGCATACTCAGCCATTTCTGCCAAGTGCACCTCATTGAGCTTGCTCTGACTCCAGTTATGCCTATAAATTCTCAGCCGTTCCTCTGGCTCTAATTTTCCTTCACGACCTAATTTACCTTGTAACTCCATAAAATCATTTTCTTCAAGAGTTTGTTTTTCCAATCTATCCTTTGTTTCTTTGTCCATTTTCTAAATCCTCCCTAATTTTTTTCAATCCCAATAAAACCAAATCAGTTTTATTCAATCCCGACATAATACACAAAAAATTTAACTCATGTCTTTCATTCTCCGTCATACGGATTTCTAACCGCTCCGTCTTTTTCATTCTTTTTCCAAAACTCCTCTATATCCAAACCATATTCACCAAACAATGATATTTGATTAAATTTACCATAAAACCATCTATTCAGTTTATCATCAGTTAATGACACACCCGTCAACCTATTAAAAAGAAAAGCTATATCCCCAAAATAATGGGAAGAAACAGAACAAATACACCAATAATTGTAGTATAAATATAAAATATACTGTTTTGACGATTTAGAATAAGATACCTCAACCACTTTATCCGTTGCTTTAAAATATTTCTTAAACAACTTTTTTTTATCTACAATATCCATATTGTACGTACACTCCAGTAAGAATTAAGAGGGCTTTAGCCCTCTTAAGCAATTAAGCAGCGCGACGAATGAACGAAAGCACCGCACCCATAGCGGTAATAGTTGCAACCGCACCAATGATATAAGGGAAATAGTCAGATACAGTCGCCGGAATCGCTTTGATAGCTTCTTCCGCTCCTGGAACAGCTGCCCCAATTGTCAAAAACAAATTCATGGTTTTTCTCCTTTCTCACAATAATCTCCCGACCTCTTACAACCCTATTATATTACTTAAATTCAATACTTTCAAGCCGTAACTTGTTACCATTAGGGACTTGATGCAATTCAATCACTGTCGGAAATTCCTTTATCAAAGAAACCTTTGCACGAAGCTCAGAATCCATGACAGAGATTTTTTGAGGTTGCAAATTTTCCTTAATCGGAAATGGCTTTGTCGTGTCAAGATACCAGAGTGACACCCCGTCAACTTGCCTGTTGTTTTCATCGGTAAATCCGAAAGGTTGCGCAGAAATTACAGATACATTTTGAATAATCATAGCTTATTTTCTCCTTTTTTTAAATTATTGTTTATGTCTTATAAGTAAGTTTGCTATGACCTATCTTATGTAATCATTATACATTGTTTTATAAGATATGTCAATAGATTTATATATACAATTTACTCGAATGTGTCCAATAAATCAATAATATCATCAATTGTTAGCAAACCTGCTTTTATTTGCTTTTTAATATGAGGAATAGCCACATTACGGGTATAAGTCAAACCGTCCGTTTCTCCTTCTGGCAAACACGTTGCCTTTATACTCGACTTATCAGGCAAGAGAATATCAAGGTATTTTTCAGCAAGAGACCAAAATATTTCATCAGGTGAAAAAGTTTGATTCAACATATTTCGGGCACGTTTACCTCGCAATTGAAATTCAAACCGAACCCAATTTTGTTCGGATTCCAATTTTAATTGCTTTCCCTTTTCATAAATACGAAGCATTAAATCGCCTTTGCCAAAATAAATAGTTCGTCCGGTACTGTCTATAAATGAATTATATTTAATTCCCTTGACCGGTGATTTGTATTTATCAAACAAGACATCTTGGCCCTCATAGACTCTCACATCAAAAGCGACATCAAGCCGACTTACACCATCAGACCCAAGCATATATAAAGCGGTGTCATATAAATCGCTTTCGCTCGTTATCTCTAACCAATGCAATAGACCATTTCCTTTATCTCGTTGATACATGTTACATGTATCTTGATTGAATCCAGCATCTTCTAAAATTTGACGGGCTCTGTCTTCAAATTCGTGTAACAAACTTGTAATATAAGAGGTTGTGAGCCAATCAAACGTAGGAAGCCGGAAAGGTTGATATATCAGCATTTTCGCCCCCCCTACGTGCAAAAATGTTACAAACAGTTTACAAATTGATAGTAACAATATTTTAGGACATGACCCGTGTTACACAGACGGGTCA